TATCCCAGTTCTACTAAAAATTGGCAGTTTAACAAAGATGGCACAACGCAGTTTCCCAGTTATAAATTCCCATATGCCGATGGCACAGCCAATCAAGTATTGACAACCAACGGTGCTGGTGTTTTAAGTTTTGCCAGTATCAGTAGTTTAGGTATTGTCACAAGTATAACTGGCACAGCCAATCAGGTTATTGCTTCAAGTCCAACTGGTGCGGTGACTTTGAGTTTGCCGCAGGATATTGCTACAACATCGGAACCTACATTTGGTGGTATAATTGCTGGGCTTGTAAATATTGGTGTTAGCCCAACTCCTAATAATGTTATTAGGACGGTCACAGGATCTAATGCTGATTTAGTTTTGTTTGCTGATGGCACTGGCATAGTATCTGTAAATGATACTATGAATGTTCTTGGTGGTAATTTATGCGTAAGTTCTGGAAAACTTGGTGTCAATACTACCACACCAATTTATGAATTAGATGTCAGAGATGGTGGTGATGGTTATGTTCAATTCGCACTTACTAACACAGAACGAGAGTTTGTAATCACTAACAACGCTGGTGATGATTTAGTTAGCATCTCTGTAAGACAGCCTCCAGGCAGTGGCGGTTATACTAACAGACTTCAATTTGATGCTACTGGTGGTAATCAGTGGTTTGCTTCAGGCAGTCTTGGTGTCAATAATGCCACACCCGCTTATACTTTAGATGTCAGTGGTCAGGGTAGATTTACTCAAGACATTATTGCTGGCACACAGGTAAAAATAAATGGTGCTACCAGTGGATCAACTTCGCTGATTCAAGTAGATGGTAGTGCTGATGTCAATTACTATTTGCCTACAGCACAAGGAGCAAGTAGCACCGTTCTTACTAATGATGGCAGTGGTAATTTGTCGTGGGCTGCTACAGGCAATCCGTTTGACCAATCATTAAACACCACTGACGATGTAATCTTTAATACGGTGACTGCTACTAATGGAGTAGATTCGTCTTTGATTTATACTGATGAAGTCCGTCCATTAAATAACGGTTATTTTACTCTTACCAGTGAAAACTACAAAGCAGAAATACAACTTGGTGAAACTTTAGGTTATCCTGATGGTTATATAACTGCTATTGTAAATTCTAATAACTGGAGTTTTATCAGTGACGGACGCACATCATTCCCTAACTATACATTCCCAGCAGCCGATGGAGCAGTCAATGAAGTATTGACCACTGATGGTCTTGGTAATGTATTTTGGGCATTACCTGGTGGTGGTGGTTCAACGTTTGGTAATATCACTATCGCAGTAGATACTGACAATACAATATCTACTACCACTGGTAATTTAATTTTACAAACTGAGGCTGGTGTAGATTCAGGTGTTATCACAATAAACGCAGGTGCTGATCAAGATATTGTTATACAACCTAACGCAACTGGCAGAATTAAATTGAGCACTGATGATGTAATCATTGGCGATTTAAATACCAGTGCTGCCATTACAACCAACGGCACAGGCAGTCTTTATTTAAACACTAACAACTATGTAGATTCTGGACAAATGTTTTTGGAGGCTGGTGTTGATGGTAATATTGTATTAGCACCATATACTACAGGCACAGGGCAGGTAAAAACTTATGGTAATTTTCAAGTCAATGATGGCACTTTTTTTGTAGATTCTGCTAATGGCAGAGTTGGTGTGAATACCACAGGACCTGGACAAGAATTTACTATCAGCGATGGTGGTGATGGTTATGTTCAGTTTGGTATGATAAACACAGAACGCTTGTGGTTAGTGACTAATAATTTTGGTGACAATTTAATATCATATAGTGTTAAAGAAACTGCTGGACCAGTTGTGAATAGACTTCAGTTTGACGCCACAGGCGGAGACCAATGGTTCCCTTCGGGTAATTTAGGTGTTGGCACGGCTACGCCTGCCTATGCTTTGGATGTCAGCGGCACAGGTAGATTTACCAGTAATTTGATTGCCACTGGCGGTATAACATTAAATGGCACTACCAGTGGCTATACTGATATTATACAGCCTGCTGTTGGGGCAAATATTCAATATGTGTTGCCAGCGGCTCAGGGTGCTGTATCAACGGTTTTAACCAATGATGGATCAGGTAATCTATCTTGGGCATTGCCTGGTGGTGGTGGATCAACATTTGGTAATATCACGGTGGGTGTTGTCACAGATAATACTATATCAACTACCACAGGTGATTTAGTTTTAGCCAGTGCCAGCGGAACTATAGATGCTACAACTTCATATATGTTTGTTGATACGGTAAGTGCTAATCAAATTGATATTGGTTTTCCAACAGCAGTATCAACTATAAATGATCAAACAACTACAACTACCAGTGTCACCCCAGTTTCAATTAGTTCTACAACCAGAAGTGGTATGAAGGTTTTAATCAGTATAGTAGATAATGTCAGTAATGCCAGACATATTGTGGAAGCATTGTTATTAAAACAAGGCTCAACAGCGTATATAACAACATACGCAGAAATGTATTCAAGTGCGGCATTAGCCACATTTTCAGCAGATATCAGTGCGGGTAATTTAAGATTATTGGCTACTCCTGCTTCAGCAAATTCTACTACCTTTACGGTAATTAGAACAACTATAAACTAACATAAGGATTGTGTGAATTATGTCAAACGAAAAATTCAAAGTAAAATTCGGTCTCGCAGTAGGCGATACCACAATGACGGTAGATGCCGCCACAGGTAATATTATTACCAATGGTGGGCAATCAACAGCCAAAACTATAACAGGCGGTGGCAAAGCCATAGATGCTAACGGTAATGTATTGGTCAGTAATTCTACTAACAATACCACTCAACAGCCAGCCGCTGGTTTTTTTGATAATACAACAGCAAGCAGACAAGGGCGTGTGTTTGTCAGAGAGTATGGACAAAATACAGGCACTAATGCCACTGCGGCTACTATTGGTAGTGCTCAGGTAATTTTAGAAGCCAGTCGTGGAACTGGTAGTGCCCCAACCAATGTCAATGTGGCAAACACAACCACTGGTGCGTTTGGTGCTGGTTATTACGATGGCAGCAGATTTAGCAGTGAAAATGGTATTGGTCCTCAAAGTCTTTTTGTATTTCAAAACACAGAAAACACAGCCTTTGAGACTTCAGTATTTACAGGTAGTATCAGTGGAACTACACTAACGGTCACTGCTGTCACCAGCGGTGCTATTCACGTTGGTCAGTTGATCACAGGCACAGGCATCAATGTAGGCACAACTATTACAGCATATGGCACAAACACATTTGGCGGAGTAGGAACTTATACGGTTAGTTTTGGACAAACGGTGGCATCAACTACTATTACAGGTGTAGGCACAAGTGCTGGTGGTGGTAGATTTGTATTTTTAACTACACCAACTGGCAATAAGTTTAGTAATACCAGTCGTCAAAGTATGTTTGTCGGTGGTCAAACTGCTACATCTACACAAAATATCAACGGGGTCACGGTGCCTCAAAATTCAGCATTGAACTTGTTATGGGGTAATTTGGATGCTGGTGATCAAACATTTGTCAATAGTGCTGGTAATGTAGTATATAAAGGCAGAGGCGGTGGCACTCTTACTATCAACGCACTTGGTTTTTTTCAAAGTGGTGTGCCTATTGAAGACAGATGTAGTTTTAATGGTTATATTGACAACGGTGCTGGTTCGGCAGGTAATACTCTAACGGTGACTTCAGTGGTCAGTGGTGTATTGTATGTTGGTCAATTGATCAGAGCCGTGGGCTTGAGTAATACAACTCCGTATTTTATCACTGCCTTGGGTAGTGGAACTGGTGGTTTAGGAACTTATACTATTGCTTCAACATTTCAAACAGCAGGCACTTTACTTGGCAGCAGTGGTAGTCCAGTGGCTATGGCAGGCACTCCAGATGATATTGGTATGGCTGGCACAAATGGTTTTAACACTATAACATCAAGAAAAAGTATTTTGGCTGGACGCAGAGCACCATTAAAGAACAATGACGGTGTTTATAGTTTTGGTATTGCCGCACAAACTGGTGCGTTAGGCACAGCAACTCAAAATAACGTGGGTAGTTTTAACTGGACTGCCAGAGAAGATTATACTACCAGTGCGGCTGGTAGTGCTTTTATTTTACGCACCACTGACATTGGCACTACTAACTTAAACAACAGAATTTCTATTGATAGTAATACTGGAACTATTACAACTAACACATTGAATATAAATCCAAGCAGTGGTGCTACGGCAGGTGCTCAAGTGTTTATAACTGGTGGTTCAACTTCAGGTGGTGTATTGAGTATGAGTCAAGGTGGTATTGGTTTGCTACAAGTCGGTGATGTCAATATCGCACAAATGGGTTCAACTTGGCAAAATGTATATAGTCCAGGTTTTAAATACACTGGTTTAGGTAGTAGCGTGGCAGCACCTACTACCAATAACGGAACTTTATTTGAAATGAGTAGTCGTTGGAAAGCCACGGCTGGTAGTTCAACATTTGTTCCGCCACAAAGTGGCTGGGGTATTGGTGCGTTTCAGTTCAGTGCTGATGCTTCGACTACCAATACAAACCAATTAGTGGCTGGACAAATTCGTGTAATTGCTACAGAAACCTGGGATGCCACACACAAAGGCACCAGAATTACTTTGGATGCTAATGCTCAAGGCACTGGTGGTAGCAGACAGGTAGCAAGTTTAAATCCCGAAACAAGCCAGATCAACACTGATACTCTTACATTCCAAAATGGTAATAGCAGTTCAATATATCTAACATTATCACCAACTGGTAGTATATGTAATCAAAACCAAAGAACTACTATCACTTCAGCCAGTATCACCGAAGGTGCTACTTATACGCCTGCGGCAACTATTACTAACTATGTGAATTTAACTATCAATGATGGTGCGGGTAGTCCAACCAGCGTTATTGATGTCACTAATCTAACCGCAGATTCTACTAATGGTGCTCAATACTATTTTATGTGTAATAACCTAACAGCGTCAAGTGCTACGGTCAATATTGTCAATAGCAGAATTTCAGCCAATGTATTATCTACACACGCTATACCTACTACTGGCGAACATAGAACGGTATTTTTAGTCACCGTGGTCGGCAACTATGCTGGTGCTACACACATCAACGATATTTAATATGGATAACTTTAAAGAGACGACCTTAAAAGGTCACATACAATTGTGCGAACTACGCTACAAATCATTGGAACAAAGGTTAGATAATGTCGAACAAAGGCTCGCTCAGATTGAAAGCAAAGTCAGTGACTTGGGTAGTCAGATCCAATCAAACTTACTTGAGATTAAACTTGTCTTGGAAAAAGCCAACGCCAGGCGGGATGTTCAGATTATTGCCACTATCGGAACTATAGTAGTTGCGGCAATCGGGGCAGCAATTATGTTTGTTAAATAGTCTATGCCTAAACATCAATACATTAGTTGGACTTATACTAACGGTAAGCCCAGACGAGAATACACTGATCCAAGAATACCCATAGCCAGACAGATTGCTTGGCAAAAAGCACCTGGTGAAAGTGCTTACACTATACCTGAGCCTGACAACTACAACAGAGCAGTAGTCACGGATAAACCTGTGGAATGCCTGGGTATAGAAGATCAGGTTATATACTTGGATAAAAATAAACAGCACTGGGTCACGGTGTTGTATGTGCCTGAAGAACAATTTGCTGAGTATGATAGTTGGTTGAAGAGATTAAAACCCCAAGCACACTGGCAACATACTAAACCACCACGAATAAGAAAACAACGCAGTTTGATGCTGTGACCAGAACCAGTGGCATAAATATTAGTATGAACAAAGAAGATTTAACCCGTTGGTTCGCTGGATTTTGTCCTACAATACAGATAGACTCTGGTAAGATATACTTGGATGATGATCATCTTTTGGTCTATCTTGAACCCAAAGATGGAATGATTACTTTAGGCAGTGAGATACACGATGCCAGAATCACTTATTTGATTGGCAAGTATGATTATGAAACCGTGGATAAACTTGTTGCTGTATGGAGCGAATTTATGGAACTGAACAATGACACACCTCGAATTATTAGCAGAACTATATCAGGCATTTAAAAGTGACGACTGGGATTATGCCCAGGAACTTCAACGACAACATCCAGAAGTGGCTGCCGAAGTATATGGTATGGTATTACGAGCAGAAAGTGAAATAGAATTTAACAAGTTAGTGGATGACTTGACTAAATAATAATGTAGTAGCAACTTACACCGCAATGGCAGTAAGTTATAATCATAAGTATATATCCCTTTCTAATACGCTACTACACTAAACCCTGATCGCTGCCGTGGTCGGGGTTTTTTTATTGTTTTGAGCAAATTGATGCTATTTTGTTGTAAAATATCTGAATACAAAGATAAATAAATGTATAGTTAGAAAGGAACACTATGAACAATACTACATTATGGTGGTTGAGCAACGCTGATGTTGCGGAACTACAAGCACAAGAAACTCCTGAGCAAGTCGCAGACATTCAAGACGAAGATGAAGAACCAGAGCCTGAAGAGTATCGGAGGTATGC